TTGTTATCCATGCCAGATGAATGAAGATATACCAGATACATCTATCTGTGAAGCCGATAATTATATATTGCAGTTCCTGATAAATTACATAATATATCGCTGGCTCATGATTAAAAATCCACAAGAAGCAATGGTATATAAAACTCTTTCCGATGATAATGCAGATAATGTAGTATCTTCATTAAGCCGGAGAAAATCTGGGAAAATACGCAGAAGAATACACCCGTGGTAGAAAAAAATGAGAACCTTATTTAATATTCTTTCTTATTTTTCTTTCAAGAGCTCTACGATTTCTTCGGTTTATAGCGAGATTAGAGGACAAAGAGTTTAGTTTATCCTTCTCTTCTGGCGAAAGCAGGTTATAAACCTCTTTCCTCGACTTGCCGGAACATATGGCTCGGAGGATTCTAGCTATATCCATATATTATATTAGTTTCCTACAATGTTCGCATAAAAATTTTTTAGCTACCCGATACATTTTCTGTCCTATTTTTCCGCTAAGATATGCTACTTCTTCTCCCCACGGATTGAGATCGAAAGCTTTCGCTATATGCATTTCCAAATGTTTTCGCTCATGACAAAACGAATTCATAAACTCTTCGGCGGAAGAATTTATACCGATTACCATCACCGTCTCGTGTGTAGAATAGTTAGAATATGTCAGGCCGGTATCAAGTTTACAAGAAGATAGATTGCCAAAAGCAACGGACAAGTTTTTTCCACGACAGCCAATAGAATATAAAGCTTCCATAATCTCGTCGGTATAATAGCAATCCACGGCATAATAGACCTGTACCGACCAATCATATTCCTTTAATATAAATTTTTGTCGTATCATAAAACATCGTCCCATTCAATGGGCTCTCCACCGGCTATCATTGTTGCATACCAACGGCGCATAGTTGTACCATCTGGGGCATCTATATCATCTATTGTATCTTTGATATACAATGCCAAATGTTGTTCATCAGGAACAGAAGATTTATACAAATCTGCTTTACACATATTTGCAACATACACATAATCGTATAAAATATTGTTGTTGAGTTTAATATTGTATTTACTCAATATTTCATCTACGATGTCTCGTGTCAGAGGTTCGATTCGCTCCTTCTTTCCGGTTGATGGGTTTAACCGATTCATCTTTGAAATGGCAAATTCACATAACTTTTTATTAAAGTGCCAACCATAATTTCTAAGATATGCGGTCATTTCTCTTGGTCTATCATCGTACATATCTAAACTTTCTCTTTTCATAAGGTAAATAGTTTAAGAAGGGTGTAGTAGTTACCACACCCTTCTGGTTAAACATTAGCGATAACGAGAATAACGACCGGTTCCACGAACCCCTCGCCGTTGACCCATACCACCGCCTGATCCACTGCTTCCGCCACGTTCTCCGAAGTTGTCATCGAAGTCGTCATCATCGTAGCGTTCACCTAAGCCCTCTTCTTCCAAGCATTCGAGAAGTTTTTTCGTATACTTGTAGGCTTTTTCAGCGTACTCCATCATTTTTTCAGAGTTATCGCCCTCGTTGATTTCAAACATTCTTCCCATATTACTTTTTGTTTTTAGTTTCAGCAACACCGAGCTGTTCCATCAGTTTTTTGTTCATGGCCATCAAGTCCGCCATGCTTCTGCTCATTTCGGACATCTGCCCTTTGAGGGTGGCAATCTCCTGCTCCTGCCTTTGCTTCTCCGCAAATTCGGGATTCAAAATTGTCAATATCTTGTCGCACCCGGCAATCACGTTCTCGTGGTAATTACGCCGGTTCAGTTCGTCCAAGCTCTTTTGCCGGATAGCCGACACTTCCGAGTTCATGGCCTCTCTGGAACAAGATATGACGATGTTGCCGTTTTGCCCGAAGTCAGCGATGTCCGCCCCTGCCGGCAAGTTCTGGAACGTCGTGTTCTGCCCGTTCACGCAGACCACCACGTCCACCACCATTTCCATCTGGGGTATCTGCCCGATAGGTGTCGGCATGGGGTACTTGGGCTTCGCAGCCGAAACGCTGACGACGGAGCCTATATCCACTAAGGGATTTTCGTCCTTATGAAGGATAAATAACTGGTTGTTTGCTCGAAGATTCTGAAACATAGTTTTTTGATTTAATGGGACTGCCCGATAAAAGGCAGCCCCGTGTTAATTATTTGCTTTTGGCAGCGACGTTGGTTGCCGCCGTCGCCGTAGTAGGTCTGTACCCACCGTTGACAAGGTACACTTCGTTGGTGTACTTGTTGTAATGGATTTCATAGATCCCCGTACCGGCGATATTCTCTACCGTCACCGGCTCGTTGTTGTAAGCCAGCAGAGGTCTCGTGTCCCCATTCGTCCCGATGAGAATGGGAAGCGTTGCGGTCGTTCCGGCGGGTATCGCCTGACGGAGATTGATATAGAATCCTCCCACATAGTCCCTGTTACGGAACGCATGGTTTGGGAGTTCCAAAGTCACGTTCTCCGTGCCGACCGTCACCGCCACCGTAGGAAGAGTGTTGTAATTCACTCTTCCCAGCGTCGGGAACGGAAAGGGAAACCCTGTAAAAAAGTTAGGCCACATATATACCTCCTTTCTTACTGGAATTAACCCCAGTAGTTGTTGCAACCGCATCCGTAACCGCTGCGCCCGTATGCGACATCGCCCGCATAAGCCCCATAAGCGGCAGCCCGGTACAAGTCCGTGTTTACAGCCTGAATGTTCGGATATACCACGGGAACGGTATTGGGCAATTTACACTTGATGCCGTCCACATCGCTTTGGAGAGCCTGCAAACCGGCAGCGAGGGGAGCAATCTGTTGCCCTACCGCATTGAGAATGGTCGCATTCTGGTTCCGTTGGGAGATTTCAGCTGCCAAAGTAGCCTTCTCTGCCGTCAAAGCGGTGATTTTGTCCTGTAAAGCCTGAGTTTGGATAGAATCCAGCTTCGCCAAAATGGCACGAGTGTTCTCATTGCCGCTGTCCACGAGGGAGTGGGTTTGTTCCGAGGTGGCGATACGGGTTTCATATCCTTGTCTCTCGATTGCGTTTTGCGTCTTGCAGCAGCAATCTGCGATTTGGGTAGCCAGCGTACAATTACTCGATTGAATGCTGTTGATGATCTGTTGTGCGGACATGCCCACTTGGTTGCCGACACCCTGAATCAAGCCCTGAATGTTGCACAAGGCGGATTGTAACTGTTGGGTAGAGCAGTTCAAGGACGAGGCGAGTTGGTTGATGGCATTACCGTTCCCTTGAATGGCCGACATCAGGTATTCACGTCCTACATCGCCGTTCAACTCGGCAGGAAGCCCGCCCCGGTTGCCAAAACCTCCGAATCCGTTACCGCCCCAGCAGAACCACAGCAGGATAATCCAAATCCACCACATGCCTCCGCCCCAAGCGTCCTGATTGTTCCTTCCCTGATTGAGAAGGGCCAAGAGTCCGGGATCGACCCCTTTACCGCCCATCAGGTTGGGCAATAAAGCCATGATGTCGAACTTGCTTCCGCCACCATTGGGCTCTTGATTGAAAACATACGTTCTTTCCATATAGATATAATTGATGGTTACGGCCAATATCGGCCGCATACAAACGTATGGCTATTGCCGTTGCTATCCTCGTATTTCGGTGGCTATCCTGTTGCAGACCCGTTGATTTGTCGTTGTCAGAATAAAACTTCCCGAACACCGCTGTTTCAGGCTGTTTTTCAATTTGTTCACTCCCTGTCGGGTCATGGAAAGATAAGCGGCGGTGTTCTCCTCGGAGAAGCCTAGCGATACCAACGCACAGATGAGCAGGCAACGTGCGTCGACCGCATTTTTGTTCGCACCGTTGATCAATTCGCCGTAACACAGCTCACATTCCTCGCAAACGATTTGCAAGACGTGTTCAAAGATTTCATTGGTTTTCATATCTCTTGCCTTTTAAATATTTGTTAAATTATAGATTGTTGACACAATAAAAAACATCACGTTCCTGTTTAAAGGCTGTGAAAGCCTCGTAACATTCCCCGTGATGTTGTCTCTTGTTCGTTTTGGAAGAGCAGCAAGAGATTGAGGCTTTCCTTTTTATACTCCGAAGCCCCGGAAGGAGTCGTAAATCAAATTATATCAAGAAACCCAGTCCTTTCAATTTTGTTATCCATTTCACGATGTAAGGGACAAGCAGCAAGAAAATGCCACCGAGTGTCCACCAGCACCATTGAGGAGTCTTGTACTTTACTACCTCGACGGGGTAGGGTACTTGTATGCTGTCCGTCTTGGATATATACAGCGTATCGATTCTGTCCTTGAACCTGTATATGTACTTGTATTGGAACTCCCGTATCGTGTCTCCCGATTTCTCGATGAAAACACTGTCCCGCATGTATATGGAATCGAGCTTCACCCGATTCAGATACACCGTGTCGCTCTTTGTCGTCTCCACCGGAACATACACATGTCTGGTACAACTCGTCGCAGCCAAGCCAGCCAAAAACAACAATAGGAATACGATATGTCTCATAGGCTCAGTATTTGTTTCCGGTTCTTCGATGTCGACACATAAGACACGTGCACCCAGCTGTAATCGCTCTCGTCAATCAACTGGTCGAAGGGGAGGTTATCCCGTATAAGCTCGAACAGCTTCTTATTCTCAGTCTTGCTCCCTGCCGTTATATCCGCAGCCTCGCCCCTCATGTGCTGGCTGTTTTTCGCACCACCCACGGCGGCATTGAGTTTGGGACAACGATAGCCCGAATTGACGGTTATCGGCTTTCCGTACATCTCCCGCAAAGGGTCTAAAACATGGGTGACAAGGTTCGACAACTGGGCCGACGCTTCGGGAGTAGGGGTATTGTCTATAACCAGTTTATCGGCCGTCGAGCTCTTTGTGAGTTCTTTCATCGTGAAGTATTTCATATCCATTCTTCATTTTTGGCGACAAAAAAAGCGGTGACTCTTTTAGAATCACCGCTTGTAACGAATGTATGTTGTTTGCAAATAATTACAACAACAAAATACCGAATAAATTCTGATAACTGATTCTTATATCGATATAATTAAAACGGAGCTTCCGTTCTTCCTGAATTAAGGAAAATATTTTATACGCCTCCGTATCAGCCGATACAAAAAAAACAATTTCGTCTTCCGTGTCTGCTTGTGCAAACATTTTTACATCATTTGGAACAATCGCACGTGGATAGATGGTTGCGCCTCTTTCCTTCTTTTTGCGGTATGCAATTTCGCACAATTTCCCTGATTGTATGGCATGGTCGTAGTTGAAAGGAAGTATTTGCAGATTACGAAATGGCAAATCCATGAATTCTCCCTTGACACAATACTCCGCTATGG